AAAGATTAAGAGATTGATTACCGCTTGCTGGATTATTTTCAAGATTAACAGCAATTGACACTGAAGGTCCAGATGCGCTATCTCCTATACCATCGTTATGGTTAGCAGATCCATTTCCTGGTGGAGATGGTGTAAGACTAAGACTATGACTATGAGAAATGCCTCTATCGTCCACAGCAATTCCTTCTGGACCAGAGAGAATTACACCTTCTCCAGGATCTATTCCATAAAAAGACGGACTAATTATCCCACTGCCAGAGCGACCACGAAAACTACAATTTCCTGCATATGCAGAATAACCTTGCACATAAGCAGCTGAAACACCTCCATGAGTATGGGGTGGCGTAGAATTTAATCGTGATGTTAATAACGGACCCACAGTAAAATTAAATTTCCCAGAAAAATTAGTATCAGCAATACCTTCACAATCAGTAAATCCAGTTGTACTATAATTACCAATAGTAAAAGTTGCTGCGTTATTTACTCCTGCAGTTCCATCAGGGTCTGTAGTATTTCCAGGAGATCCTGGAGGAAGTTGTGCTGTTTTAGCATAATTCCAAACTCCACCAACAGATCCAGCTATATTTTTATCTCCACCGAATGATCCAGTGGGATCATATAACGGAATAATAGAAACATTACCACCATTATTATTAACATTACCAGTTCCCATAAGTTTTTTACCATATGGATTAGGTAATCTAAACAAAGTTGTAGTAGATCCGTAAATATCTCCAATTACACTATATAATGCTCTGAATTCAGATTTTAGTAACCATTGTCCTCTCAATTCAATAAATCCAGGAAATCTATTATCTGTCTCCAACCATTTAGGAGATCTATAATTTGAATCTGTTACCCACGAAGGTTTATTTGCATTAAAAATTGATCCAGATGAAACCACAGAAGAAGTTGTGCCAGTAGTAGTAATGTCTCCTGTTATTGCAGTTTTCCACAAAGTAATATCGTCTGTAATAGCACTAGTATCATTTATATACGATGCTGGTTTTGGTATACATATAACTGTACCAATTGCGGCACCTGTTTTTTGAGTTTCTCTAGAATAATATTTTGGTTTTACTACTTGTGTTGAAACACTTAATGTGACTGGTTGTGTATACCCAACTTCATTTACCGCTTCAATTGTTGTTACGTTATTTCTGCTGTATTGAAATTGTGTGCATTGAGTTAAAGTTACTCGACATCTATATCGATAATTGTTAATAGTATTAGTAATATTTGGTATAAACAATTCCGATGTGTTTTCTCCAGAGATATTAGACCAAGTAGATCCACCATCGGTGCTTTTTTGCCATTGATATGTTGGAATACCACCTGTGAATGATGGCGATAAATTCAATGAGAAATTTCCGCCCAAAGAAACAATTTTGGTAGCAGTATCAGCAAAATAATAGAATCTTCTATTTACAGTTATAGTGCATTCATTAGAATATACTATTCCAGGAACTTCATCTGCTATAATTGCACATCGTATTTTAGCACCATTATCCACTAATCTATCAAATGCTCTTGGAATATAACTACTTCCAGTTGATACTTGATTATTATACCCGATACCAATATCAGAAAATGATACGTCCGTAACTCTTTTTATTTGCCATTGATAAGTTGGAGGTGGTCCTATAGTAGAAATTGCCTGCACAGTAAATGTAATTTGATTTTCTGCGCCTTCTAAAATTGCAGCTGTCGATGGAATATTTGCCAATATATCTATTCGTACGGGAGTAATTGACAATCTTGCAACATTGGTAAATGAAACCGTGCCGCCAAGTGATGTAATTCTACACCTATAATATCCCTCATTGATTGTCTTATTAACACTAGGTATAGTAAAAGTATTCGTTGTTTGTCCTGTAATGTCAGTCCATACAGCTGCAGAAGGATTTGACGAAGAAAAATTAGTGCTTTTTTGCCATTGATACTGTATTGCGCCCAAACTCAAAGATTGTGCATCTACTACCCAAGACACTAATTCAAATTCATTTACACTATAATCATTCAAAGAACTTATTGCGGTGAAAGAATCAACAGCAATAGTTAATTTTGCATCTATTGAAGTTACTGTAGATAATGCTCCAACAGCACTTACTATACACCTAAAGAATTTTCTAGTTAAACTAGTAGGAACCGATGTAAGAACTAAAAGATTTGTAGTTGCCCCACTGTATATTCCACCATTAGTTATATTTGCCCATCCAGATGTAAGAGATGTGGCATCTTGCCATTGATAATTTATCGTAGCACTACTCGTAGTTGCCGCACCAACTAAAAAAGAAACATTTTGTGTTGAATAAATTGTAGCACTAGTAGGTTGAGTTACAATATATACTCCTCTATATACCGTTAAAGTAGATATATTAGAATAATACGGAATTAATGTTTTCACTCCATTACTTAAAGTATATAAAGCAGTAGATGTTATTTTTATTCGATATTTTGATTGATTATCTATATCTACTCTAAGCGGTGGTGTAGTATAAGTAACATCAAATAATTCGAGAGCATTGGAAGGTGTTGCAACATAAGGAGTTATTGTTGGAGTGTTGACAAAAGAATTTCCAACATCCGACCAAGTGCTAGATCCAGGAGCTTGTCTTTGATATCGTACTGTTACTAAACCATTTAATCCAGTATTTTTAGCAATATTAATTTCCGAATCGTATGTAACACTTTGAATTGGGTATTGTGTATATAAGTATCTTTCATCATTAGGAACAACAATTGGATCATAAAAATCTTCCAAAGATTGTTGATTTGTCAAAGCCGTTGGTTGAACTTCAACATCTTTCATGAAAATATAATGAGAATTAGAGGTTACTGGAATTTCTCCAGCACTACCACTTATAGTGCATCTAAATACAAATTTTTCATAATATATAACACGTTGCAATTCTAAAACATCACTGCTTGATCCAGTGCCACTTTTTAACCTAAAATAATATTTTGATATACCATCATCAATACTTTCCCATAACGTTTGATTATTATTATAATCAACAATAGCATATTCCCAAAAATATGCCAAACTTTGCCCAGCAGTAGTAAAAGCCCCAACACTTACTCTAATTAATCCACTATTTGTTATAGAAGTTTTATAACATTGAACAGGTGTTTTTGTATCTGCTGCATTAATTCCTGGTTGCTGAAAAATTGATATGGTAGGATTTACTAATAAAACTGTTTCAGTAACAATAGTAGGAGTATTTGAAGCACCTGGATAAGTTATTCTTGCTCTATATCGATAGTTATTACTAGCAAAAGTAATACTGGATAGTGTTAACGTAGATCTTTTTGAATATGCAGATGGAGAAGTACTTATTTGTTGAGTTGATGTTGTAATATCATATCTAAAGTTGCCTGTTGCTCCAGGCATATTATCAACAACAGTGGTCCAAGTATTTCCATTATCAATACTTTGTTGCCATTCTATCAACAAAGAAGAATAATTAGTTGGAGTAGTAATATCAACATTTTGCAATGCAACTTCTACAACAAGATCTAAATTTGCGGCAACTGCTAAAGTGTATGATGGTTGATATTCATCAAGTAAAAGAATAATCGGAGCAGCTGTTATTGTTACTATTCTATTACCTATACCCGAAACTTCATTACTGTAAACTACTGTATTTCCCGATTGATTTGATATTTTTACTCTATAATATATTCCAGATTGGTTTTGTGATAATGGACTAGTTGTAAATGTATCACTAGTATTGTTAAAAAGCCCTAAAGAACTATAAGTTAACCCCCCATCCGTAGAATATTGCCATTCGTATTCTAATGGTGCAGAATTGATAGTATCCTGAGCAACTACAGTAAATGTTACAGTGGATCCAGATGTAATTACTGGACTTACTGGAGTTAAACTAGTAATTAAAATTGCCATTTTTTTTAATATTTAATTAAATATTCACATAATATAAATTTTGGAGCAATATCATCCATTTTAATGGTATTTGCTACATTAATGTTTACAGTAGTTGTTAATGGACTAGCTGATATCAACAAATCTTTGGTTGATGCTGTTTTAGTTTCGCTATTTATTATTGGAAAAGTGCCATAATGTTTATGCGAAGTGCCAGAATCTGTGCCTTCTTCAGCGGCAAGTAGAGTTTTATGAGCTAAACCAAACTGTTCATTTGCCTGACATATTCTTTGACCATCTTCACTACAAATAAAAACATAATAACTTTTTCTTCTTACTGTAGCATATGCCAATCCTTCTCTTCTATAGTTAATTCTTCTGGATATTTTAAAATCTCCATTATGTGCATGAGCTATAGTTTGTCCTATGGCAACAGTTGAAGCGATAGTTGATGTGGGTGGTTTTGAACTTTGTACATTTCCAGTTAAAACTATATTTCTTCCTGGCACTCGAAAATCTCCAGTATATACAAAGTCAACTGATGATCCTTGAGCACTTATTTCTATTTCTACTCCTGCTCTATCAACTGTAGTGTTATTTTTAGGATTAAAAGTAGTGGAATTGGAATAACTACCAGATGTTGCATTTCCTGTTATATATTTGGACCCCAAATCAGGGAGCTGAAAAGTACCACCTGTTCCGTCAGCATTAGGTTCTAATAAAACAGTATTTGATTTTTTATATATACATGCATTTCCAACACCCAATACTCTTGCTAGATTTGGATATTGATCCGCCGAAAGAATTTGACCTCTACATTTTAAATAACCAGCAGGAATACTATTTTTATAATCATCAGAAAGTGAAGATAGTCCAGATAAAGATCCAAAAAACGGAAATATCGATCCACAAGGACCGCCATATTTACCTTTTTCGAAACTATAATATGCCATTTTTATTTTTTATTAAAATGCCTTAATGATAAATGTCATGTTACAACTTGGAGTTGCACTATTCATATTTATCGTTCCAAAATTAACTCCAGAAGTATTGGAAACAGTAACTGTATTCATTTTTACATCAGAAACAATACCTGGATTAACAATTTTAATTTTACTAATCCAATTATATTCCAAACTTCCATGCGTGTGACCAGATATAGCAGCAAAAGTTTTTTCAGAATGACTTAAACTACTCCAAAAATATTTTATGCCATTGTTGTTTGCCCACATATCAGGCCCAGAAATTCCATCACCATTAGTAAACCCAGTTGCTGCCTCTTGGCCGCTGTTTGCTCCATCATCTATAATTTCTCCACCACCTTGTCTATATGTAGTGCCCACTCTTTGTGAAGCCCCTACAATAGCCATTTGAGTGCCGTTAAGTGGTGGATCATTAGTGGATCTAGTTACAGTTGTAGCTGTTCCAAACCACCCCTGACAACCAAACCCCCCATCAACTGGTCCTGCTCTATATAATGCAGCTTGACTATTTTTACGTTCATATGACACACCATCACTATCTCCGTATTCTATATCATGACTATGATCTGGAACATGTCTATCGCTAAGTTTTCTTTCACCTGGAATTATTGTAAACGAAATATCGCCCTCACTTAACGCAAAAGTACCATGTTTTGCAACAATCTGTGGTTTTGTTATTTGCTCCCCAACTACATCAAAAGTAGAAAGCCAATTTAGTTGAGTATTTCCAGGTCTATTCCCATTATCGCCAAGTCCAACATTTTTCCAAAATGAATCTAAATTTATATTGGTATTGTTTGGTTTATTTGCTTCTCCAGAAGTTTGTAGATACTGAAAATGACCTCTATATATATCCATAATTGCAGAAGATCCGTCATTTAAATCTGGAAGTTTAAACGAGCTGCCTGGAGTTCCGCCATACACATTACCTATTACTTCATATAATAACGGATATCTTGATACTGGAGGTGTAGAACCTCCACAAGCGATCCACCCATAAGGAATTGAATCTATTTGCCCCGACCATGGAACAATTGATCCGACGGGAAATCCTTTCATGGATTTCACTGTATTATAGTTTGTAGCATCTACATACGCCATCGATTAAATCTCCATTAAGAACCAACCTTGTTGTTCACCAGGAATACCATTACCATCACCATCAGTATCACCGATATATATCAGACCGAATGCTGCATTTGGAGTATTTACAATTAATTCGCCACTACCATATTCTGTAGATAATCCACCTAAAGTGGTTCCGCCTAATTTACCCTGCAGCTGCACTCCTGCAGGAGCCCTGACTACAAGATTTGTAGAGAAGCTTAACGTACCACCAACATCAACTATTCTCACCGTATCTCCAGTAACTGCAGATGAAGGTAACTTAAGAATTAATGTAGCTGCTGGTCTTACTGCATATTGAAGATTAGGTTTCAATTGAGTTGCTGTAGCATCTGTATTTCCTTGCGTAGAAACAAATATTGTTTTTCTACCACCATTTTTATTATAAAACCTATCTTCTCCAAAAGAATCAATTGATCTATCTTGTTTAATTCTGAATTCATCAACACCATTGACTCCGAGATTGTAAATCCCAAATGGAACTACAGATTCCGCAGGAGTGGAAGAAGACAATCCATTTACTGTCAAATGTCTTCCGACATATGTTGTTCCAGTCTGTGCGTCCACACTAAATCGTGCAGTAAATACATTACTTAATGTTTCGGCATTTGCTGGAGTTGTGAGAGTGCCGACTGTTAAATCATCACCCGCTCTTAATGTACCAGCAATTTTAGTATTTCCCGAAGATCCAATTACTTGGAATGCAATATTGGTAGCAATATCAATTCTTGATTTATTAAAAGTGCCGTCAGCAAAGAAAGAATCTTTAAATATAGTTAAATCTGCTCCATTATACAATCTAGTATTTCCAGACGAAGATTCTACATAAAGTTTTGGAACACTACCATTAGTAATTACAAAATATTGTTTGTCGGGTAAAGAAGTTGATGTATTTCCAGATAATTCTATGGAATTATGCACTTTTAAATTTCCACCACCTGAAGATGATATAGAAGATCCTGTAGAAGTGCTGGAATTGTATCCAAAAGATGCTGCGACAGCAGATGTATTTGATACATTTTCATCCAATGAAAGTGTATCATATCCGATAATTACATCACCTATAATTTGAGTATTTCCTGATGTAGAAATAACTTTAAATAATTGTAAAGGATTTTTTGGATTTACTTCAGTACCGATATCTCCATTAGTTATAGTTAATGTTTGTGCATCAGAAGTATTAATACTATTAATAGTAACAAATTCTTCAAATTCAGTATTTTTGTTTAATCTAAAAATATCACCTACACGCAAGAAAGCGGAAAGTTCGCCAATATTTAATGTAGTACTGGTTGCATTAATTGGGTTTGGATATACATAAGTAGCATTTTCTTGCTTTATAAGTAATTTAATAACTTCACCATCTGGGTGAGAAATTCTCGCTGTGCCATCTTGAGCTCGCAAAACATTGACAGTATATGGTCTTGTTTGTGTTGGATCAGTAACTACACGTACAATTTCAGTGCCCAATAACAAATATTGATTTGCAAAAATATTAGAGATATTGTTGATTGGCAATTTATATGTTCCATCTGAATTTGCAAAAGCAATATCACCCCAATATACATCACCTTCCGTATCAATTACAGTAGAGGAAATAATTATTCTTGCTGTTCCTGCATTATTACTTCCACTTTGTAATCCTAATCCAATTTCTACACCATTTATAGTAGATGATATAGTAAATCCATTAGTATCGGATGTTTTAACATAGTAAGTATTAGTTGTATTGACTCCTGTTAGATTTCCTACATCAACAAATTTAATTATATCATTTTCAGAAACATAAGAATTTGAAACTATAAGTTTATTGCCAGTTAATCCAATCACCGACATTATTTCAGCAATATCAGAAACTACAGAATAATAATCAATATTTAAATTATTCAAATTTCCAGTTGGTTGAGCAAAACCAACTGATCTAATTAATCTACCTGTAGCAGAAGTATTCGTGACATCGATACCAGTATTAGAATATTCAAATGTTGTTGCGTTTATCACCGTAACTGCAACTGAAGTAGCAGTATTAAATGTTTGATTACTGCATTTAATTGAAACTAGTTCATTAGTAGTTAGTTGGTGCTGTACTGAAGTAACTATTCTGGCTACATTATTTGTTCTAGAAACACTTACGATGGATATATTACCAAATATATTTCTTTGAATGCCAACATTAGAATTTCTATAACCACCATTTTGAACAACATCAGATTCTAATGTTGTGGTTCCAAGAACCGTTAATCCATGTCTGATTGTAGTTTTACCAGCAACACCACCAATCTCCACTATACCAGCAGATCCACCAATTTTTAATTCATTCAGCCCAGATGGGAATATACTAAATGTGGCGTTAGATGAGTCAGTTTCAATAAATCCGCCACGAATTGTCAAACGACCATCAAAAATAGTGCGGTAATTTTTTATTTGGAAGATACTTTGTGCGGGATTAGTAAATGCTCCACCAATAGTAATAAGTGACCTAGAAGTAATTGAATTATTTACTGTGCCAAGATTTATTATAGAATCTGTGGATGTGGTGTGGATATTTAATCTAGTTTGACCACTAGCACCTGTGCCTATATTTAAAGTTTGAGCAGAAGCAAGCGTGCCTACGTTTAAAGTTTGTGTTTCGGTAGTTAAATTACCTAATTGAATATTTTTTGCATAACCACCAATACTTAATGAAGTAGTTGTTGATTGATTGGCAAACGTAAAGGAAGGTGCAGTAGATGTAATATCTCCACCATTTACACTAATATCAGATTCAAATTTAAAGTCTCCAGTAATTCTAGCATCGCCAGAAATAACCAAATTCCTATCTAGTGATCCATCACCAACGTTGATACCAATTCTTCCACCAGTTGTATTGGCAGTTGGTCCTGGTGTTGGGAGAGTAACTGTAGAAATTCTAAATGTTGCTGTTACATCAGTATTATTACTATCACCACCAACAATAAACGCTTTATTTGTATTGGAGAATGTTGATAAATCATTAAAATTAGATTGTAATTTACCACTAATAAATGCATTACCAACAATATCAAGTGTTGCTCTTGGGTCCGTAGCAGAATTTACATATCCAACATTCCAATCAGTAGAATTGGCTCTAGCAACAGTATTAATTCCTAATCTATAATCACCATATGCTGATGTTTTTGTTCTTAACGCTTCCGCACCAATAACACCAATTTCTTTCCATTGAGCATCTGATCTTGCAATTACAAGATTAGGTTGGACAGCAGGAGTTGCAGAAAAAATATAAGGACCAGAACCAGATAAAACAGCTTCCGATGCTCTAGTAGTTAACAAATAAACATAACTATTAGTTGCACTATAATCATATCCTTCTGTAACATTATTATATACGGTATGAACTCCATTAATTGTGCTTAATTGTCCAACACCACCAGTAATTCTAATTTGACTATTTAATGTAATTCCTAATGATATTCCTGGATTAGCAGCACTAAAATTAACTTTACCTGTTTGGAAAATTAATTTAACTACATTAAGATTTGGATAGAATTGTACACCCGTAATATCAATGCTTGCTTCTTGCCCTGCTGGTGCTGTTAATCTATATGCAGTAAAAGCGTTTGAATAAATCCAACCTACAGATCCCGAAAAACCTACTTCCGATCCTTTGAAAATAATATCTCCAGATAGAGGTACGCTAGATCCAAAAGATAGCGTTTGAGAAGAGCTGATTCTTGGTCTCAACCCAGTTGTATCTTGATTTGGTGTAATGTTTGTAAGAGCTGTTCTAATTGAATAACGTTGAGTACCGCGTGTATTTAAATCAAAAATAGCAGCTCTAACTCTATTTTTGTCAATAATAATATCACCAGCTTTTGTAGTATCCAATTGTGTATCGTCATCACCTGGAAGTAAAGCTTGTCTGCTTCCTGGGCGAGAAACAATTCTCAGAGATGGAGGAGTCATCGCAGCATTAAATTCTGGATCGACATTCATCTCTATCGGAGAGTTGAAGAAGTTCTTTAAGTTAGGAGGAGCATTTAATGTAATGATATTTTCAAATGTTACGGGGTCTTCAAAGACCGTAACAAGACTTCCTAAAACTTCTCCTGCTTCAGAATCTTCATCAGTAATAACTGCATCGATATATTCTTCCTTACCAGTAATAGCATTAATTTTCTTATTGCCAATATATAATTCACCATTTGAATTAATACCAGTATAGAAAACAATACCAGCATTTTGTTTCTTAGCTTGTGCATAGAAATCTTGTACTGCTGTCAAAATAACTGTCTGTCTTGCAGGGAATCCCGTTGAGTAGTTGCCAGGACCGAAACCTAGATACTCAAACGTATGATTACCAGCACGAGCAATAGATGGTCTACGAAGCTCAACATATAATCTTTGCTCAAGTGGATATTCAGAATCACCTGCAATAGGAATTAGTCTTTCTTCTGCACCAGAAGATGCTGCTCCAGATTTTGCTTGAATTCTATTATCTGTGGTTGTATACTTATACTGACCAGAACCAGGGTCTTTAACAAAATCAAGAATTAATTCTTTTGTAAGACTGTTTTTAGCATCATTAATAAAGACTTGACCATGGATATAATTATCTGCTGAGCAGAAAGCTTCTGGTGGGTCTATAATAGTTGTATCTGCTTGCCCACCTTGAGCATCAGAACCATCATATTGGAATAGGAGAGGATCATTTTTATAAGCAAGAGGATATAATCTTGAAACTGGTTGACTAAATTTAAAATCTCTGAAGTTGGTGCCAACACCAGATCCAGTTGGGAATGGTGAAACATCTCCTCTCAACGCTGTTAAATAATAAATACCATCTTGTTGTCTAGGAATTCTTCTTTGAATTTCTTGAATAGCATAAATGTAATATGTATTTTCTAAATCATCAATATCTTCTACACTGACAACTCTATATTGTGCTGCAGCATCATCTGTAATTACATCACCAGGAGTTACTGTATATACATTAGATGCTTCCACACCGTAGAGATAATTCGCTTTATCTTCTTTGCCAAAGTTTGGTCTAGCGATAATTTCAGCAACTACATCTGCTTCATTTGCAATTTCTTGAGTAAATACTGTTTTCTTTTTCTCATCAAAATCTAATTCACCTTCTACATCTTTAAGAATTAGATAATTAAATACTTCCACTCCACCTTCAACACTTTCAGTGCCAAACCAAGAATGAACTATAGCGGATCCAGTGTAATCACCATCCCAAGTAATTCTTTGATTTACTTTAAATACACCATTACCACCTTGAGGTTGTGATACTTTTACAGTAACAAATCTCTTAGCTTTTAATGATTCTACATCCAATCCATGATCAAATACTGTAAGTTGAATATAATCACCTACCTTTTTAGCAGATTGAATGGTGAATGAAATATTAGAAGCAGTTTTATTGCCAGCAATTCTAGTTTTGTTAGTTGGATTATATGGATCGTAAGTTACAGCAGCAAGGCTAGATGAAGATGGAAGACCCAATCTCTTTGGATTCTGCACTCCAGTTTCAAAGAATGTCGCATCTTTTGGACTATTTTGCGATACTGGTTTTAATAGAATTTTTTGAGGAACTAATCTTCTAGTTTCATCTCTTCTAATTTTCATTACAAATCCATTGATAGGATCTCTAACATCATCACGATAGTTAGGAATTACATAACGGAATTTGTAAATTCTATCTTCATTAGCACGAGCATCATCATATCTATAGAAATATGAATCTGGAGTTCTTGCTGGTTTGTTTACATAAGAAGATCCTCTGGTTGCATCATTTAATGTAATTCTATCATAAATTTCATTACCTTGAAGAAGAGTTCTCAAGAACCAACCAGTCTGTACTGGGTCATAACCAAGAGGACTTCTCTTCTTATTACCCAATACAGTAAATTTACCACCACTAGGATAGTTAAATTGCACCGCATTTTGTTTGTTAATAGCATCTGCAACGGTTAAATAGATAGAGAATTGATTATTCTTAGTGTATGTGGCGGGGCGACCAACATAATAGAATCTATCAATTTCTAATCTACCACCAGATGTTTTTGCTGGAAGTGTAGTTAAAGCAGCACCAGTAGGTTTATTATCAACCAAATTTTCTTCTAATGGATAGAAGTATACTTTTTGTACTTCAACTCCACCAAAAGCAGTATCAAAGACATTATTTGTTGTTGTTTCAAAAACTCTAGAAGAAACAAGAGAGCATGTATAACGATGTAAATCGTAATCAACATTAGTTAAATACTGATGTATTTCAATTTGCACATCAGGATCTATACCATCGGTTTCTGAAGAATAGATGTAATTACCAGCAGTAGCATTTTCTACACTGGTTGCCAACATCAATGCCTGCGTATTATTAAATGGAGCAGTTACACCACCAGCAGAATAATTTTCTGGAGATGTAATTCTTCCTGGAGCAATCACATAGTAAGTTTTGTTAGATTCAAATCCTTTTGGTAATCTAACTAAACGCTTGTCAACCAATACTGGTTTTCCTGTTGCACTATCTTTTCTAGGTACTGCAACCAATCTAACTGGAGTGCCAGTTTCTAAATTGTGTGGATTACTACCAGAAACAGTAAATAGAGTTGCTCTCTTAGCAAATGATGAAGTATTTACTAATTGCGAAACTAGAGGTTCTGCATCTACTCCGTTTTCAATGATATTAGCAATGACACGCATTTTTTCAATAATTGCGTCTTTAGTGCCTGCACATTTATTTTCTGGTGTAGTTGTATCGTTAGTAACTGTAATATCTTTTTGTGGAGTTTCTCTTTCTACATATTCATCACTACCATATGTTTTTGGAGGTAGAGGGGAAATATTAAGAAGTGATTCTAAAAGAATATCAAACTCATTGGAAATGCTATAAGCAACATCAGCACAAACTGGTAGTCCTGCTGTAGTAGTATCAATACTTAAATCAGTAGCAATATTTAATGTGTTTGATAGTTGTTTTACATATAGAGGATCCGATGAAGTGCCATCACCAGTTCTCCAATTACGCATTGCAAGAATAGCTAAATCTCTAACTTTCTTAAATGCATATACACTTATATCTAATTCACCAGATAGTGAAGTAGCACCTGCATTATATCTTAAAATTGGATATTGTGCAGTAGGAGATTGCAGTTTTGATGTTAAAATAGCAAATAAAGTATCAATTGTATCTTGCACATCCAAACAAGATTGCGTATTGTTGTTTGGAATATTTGGTCCAGCCTGTGATAATCTTTCTGGTCCAACAGAAATATTTAAATCTTTATAATTTAATTGATTTGTTACTGCTTTTTTGCACAAATCTCTTGCTGCTTCAAAAGCAACTACAGATTGTTGCACTTCTCCAAGCAGACCATCAACAATAAAATTAGTGCCAGTGCTATCAAAATATGATTTTGTTGCTTGAATAATATTATAATTTCCACCTAAAGCAAGGTCATTAGCAATAGCATCTACAATATAACCAACATCTCTTTTGCATTTTGCTTGTTGAGCTGGAGCAGTGCCATAATTAATAGTTGGCAATGCAGGATTTGTGGTTGTTGCAGTAACTAAATCTCCTTGACGTATTCTAGCAAAAATAATATTTGCTAGAGTATCAAGAGTTGCTTGCACATTTGAGCAAGATTGTGGGTCATCATTGTTTAACGTATTACCAGCAGTGCCAAATACACTAACACCAGAAAGAGGAGATCCTGGATTTGGATCACCAGTGAGTGTGGTATCTCTGAGATAAAGTTGATTGGTAATTGCTTTTTTGCAAAGCTCGACTGCTTTTGCAAATACTACTAAAGATTGTTGCTCTTCATTTTGAAGTCCAGTGGTAATCCATGCAGTTTCAATTGTAGATACTGTAACTGTAATATCATCTGCTACATCCAATCCACCAATCGAAGATCCAGGAATAACTAATGTATTGTTATTTAAGTATCCATAACCACCATTGACTAGAGTTACACTAGATACTGCTCCAGTTGCACCACGAGCAACAGTAAATGTTGCTTGTTTTCCGTTGGATGAAGTTGTTGTCGATACACCAGTATAAGTTCTATTTTGTCTATTTGCTAGAGTAGTGCCACTAGTATTTGTAAATGTCAATATTTTTCCATTGACTTTATCTTGCACAAAATACTGTTTAATAAAATCAATAGAATAAGAATTACCAAGAGTTGTCAAATCTGTAGAAATTGCATCAACAAAATAACCAACATCGCGTAAGCATTTATTTCCACCAGTTGATAATGTGCCATAAGAAACTGAAGGAATTTGAGCAACTGGATTGCCATCTAACACATATGTAACAATTGCAACTAAAGTATCAATAGTATCTTTAGTTGTTGTGCATACTCCTTGTGCTCCTGGATTTGTATCTACAGTAATTGAAAGATCTTTAATCGTAAGTTGATTTGAGATGGCTTTTTTCATCTCATCTCTTGCTTTCAAGAATGCTGTCTTAGATTGTGCTTCCTCACCACCAAGACCATTAGGAATTGGTTGCCCATTACCTTGGTAATAGAATTTAATAAATTCTCTGGTATAATAGTTACCACCAGACCAAATATCAGTAGAAACAGCATCAATAAAATATCCAATATCTCTTCTGCATTTTGCTGGATTAGGATTAGTAAAGTTGGGATATGCCGCTGCAATAGAAGCATATGCAGTTTCAATGATTTCTGTTTTATTTTGTTGAATTAAACGGTATGAATCTGCTCTTCTTGCTAAAGCATTTACTTGGTTATCACCTGGAAAATAAAAATCAGGAAAATCAATAGCTGCTTGAGCAATTGCTTTTTCCGTAATTTCTTTTTTATTCTGTTGAATTAAACGATAAGAATCTTTGTAACGAGAAAAGACATTTGTTTGTGCATCGCCAACACCACTTCCTTGAGAAGTATTAGTAAATGTGCTACCACCAAAATAGAAATCTGGAAACTCGATTGCAATTTTAGCAACTGCTTTATCAACAATTTCTTTTTTGTTATTTAAGATAAGATTTTTAGCATCAAAATATCTTGATGGAGCTCCAACATATGCTTCTGCAGCAGTAACAATTTCAGCATTTCCAGTGGTTTTTATATCTTTACAAACAGCATCTAAAATATACCCAATATCACGCTTACACTTATCATCGTTTGGAACAGTAGTAGTTGGGTATTGTGCTTTTGCTAAAATAAGTGCTTCGTTGGCAATGAAATCTTTATTGAGAGTAATTAAAGTTGCGGCATCAAATGCTCTACCACTAGAGGTGGCAAATTTACCTTGATTTAATTCAAAATTAAGTTTAATACCAGTTCCAGAAATGGTTGCAATAGCTTTTACATCATCAGTATCATTTCTATTACCAAGTCTAAATTGTGTGGTGCTTATAATTTCTCTAATATAAGTTCCAGTAGGAATTGGATTTGTTTGACCAGCTACTGGTGAAGCAGTAACTATCATTCCTTCGGCCAAACCGATAGTTGTAATACCAGAAGGTACAGTAACTACTGCAGAATTAATAGCAGTTGTGCAACCATTAATATAAAAATTCCAATTACGCATTGCTGCAATAGCAAGATTTCTAGCGTAATTAAAGCCATCTAAAGTTTCTGTTTTTTCCCCATCAATATAATCTAAACTCGTGCCAGTATAGTATGCTTGTGCTGCTTGTAAACTATTTGCATTTCCACCAACACGCAAGTCATTTGCTACTGCTTCTAAAATATAACCTACATCTCTTTTGCACTTACTAAAAGTAATATCTTTTGTGCGTAAATATGAATATTTACGAGAAATATATCCATATGTTTCAGCAGCAATGAAGTTTCTATTCAAATCAATAAGATTAGCCGCATCCTGATCGTTATTAGATACTCCAGTAGCAGCAGATGGACTCAATACTGATAGAGCAACATTCCATTTTTGATAACCAGATGGAGATATTTCTGCAGTACGCACACTGCCAACAAATCCAACAGCTGGATCTAATTTAACATAGATTTTTTCATGTGCTCTAGCACCAAGTCTAAATCCATTAACAATAGTAGATGGTTTAAACAATGGATCTGTAGCTTCATCATTACCATAATACAATTTAGTTGTTACAGATGTAGATCCACCTGGACCATCATAATTTAATGCATTATTATTTCTAGACTTAATTTGATTAAATGTATAATATTGATATTTCTTTGTCGTAGTAGTAACTTTTTTAGGTGGTACAATATGTGAAATATATCCACCTTGGTCTTGAGCAAAAGAATAACCTTTAAATCCTTTAGCATGTAGAGAGGTGTTACCAAAGTTAGAGTTTGAGTTGGTGATAGACATATCACCACCAGACTCCATTAGGAAGTGATCAGCAAAACCTACCGCGAAGATAGAAACGTTCTGAATAAAGGCATCGTTAGATGCTTTAACGTGGAAGTTTCTCCAGTCATCTTTCCAGTATGCATCACCTTTAGTGTGGTAAGGTGTTGTTGCAAATGCATCAGTAAGAGGAGCTTGATTCCATGTATTGCTAAACTCATCGTAGCGAATAAACGCACGGTCATCTCTTTGTAGTGAAACGCCAGTATACTGGGCGATAACCATAGATTTGAAACCACTCGCCTTGCTACCATCAGCGTGGATACCGCAGATACCCCACGTAGAGCGGATAGAGACGTTGAAGACGTATGGCGAAGCAGATTCTACCGAGTCAACTTCTGCCTGCGTGATGGCGTTTGTATCGAGGTCTGGTGGCGAAATTGGTTGTGCAATCTTATCGCCAAGACCAACCGCAGCGGCATTCTTGCCTTCTACGCGATATGTGAATTCTTTAGGATCAGTAAAACTGATTCCTCTAACAGCAAAAACACCAGTTAGAGGGTCATTTGCAAGAGGAATTTTTTCCGTTGCCCCCGCAGGCAATGTAGATCTTAGGTTAGCAACTGCTACTGCTTGACCAACATAATAACCATGATTTGTTTTTGTTCTTACTGTAACATCAAGTGCAGTAGTGCCAACAACGTTGTTAACCGTAATAGAATCAATACGAATAGCATCCTGTAGAGGACCAACAATTCTGTTTTCCTGTGGTCTTTGAGTAAATTCGCCAGGATCATCAATAGTTGGCTGGAATAGAGAGAAAGCACGAGCAATCTTTCTATAGAGTAAACCTAGATCGTCTCTGCTCGCAAATTCAAAGTTACAAATTTTGTGGTGTGAATAATATGGAATCTGGGTTACAGTTGAGTTTGGTTGAGAGTAAACTTTACCAATCCCTTCTGCAGAATCATAAAGAGGAGAATTAGATTCTACATCACCATCAAGAATCGTAAATTGCCAAAAATAACAACCACCAGTTACGTTAAAAAGGGTGCAACGAGGCACTTCTTTATCTGCTGGGTCTGGCACATAAAGAGGATGCAAACGAGTGCGGCGGAGGTCCATACCAACGAGTGATGTGCCTCTAGGAATAGTAGCGCCACCATTAGGACCATTAAATTTGTAAAGAATATTATCTGGATTGCTGAGGTCAACAATTGAATTATCTGTCCATTCTCCTTTTGCTAAATCATAAGCAAAGGGATTAATTTCTGTAGGATCTAAAACACCTGGACGGTTATCAATATAGTGATTGCCAGGAGACAGCATGATTGTAAACTGATCAAATCTGTCGTTTTCCTGACCAGGAACATACGAATAACGAGCAACCTCTAAGAATGCTCTCTGAATTGTTAAGAAGGGTCTAGTTGGGGAGTTGCCTCTGTTATCCAAAGCATCAGAAGCGTTGAAGTCGTCAGGTGAAACATATAGATATCTTCCAGTTTTGCTAGAAATTAAATTCTCTAATTTAGTTAATGGCATGTTCCTCAGGTACCCTTAATTACATAGGATTTCTTCTGAGTTATTTATACATACTATATCTGAATAGAATTAAATGACTGTTGAAAAAATACTTCAAGATAACGAAGAATTAATTTTTAAATCGGTGCAAACTATCGATTTTACAAGATTAAAATCATTTCATTCTCCACCTGATGAATATAGATCTTGTTGTTTAGATAAAAGTAAAGAAGATAGTTTTTATGTACAAAAATTTGACACTTACTTATTGAAATGGATAGATTGTCTAACTTTTATCGATAAAAATCCATTGACACAAATATTAAGCAACAAAAATATTTTAAATGTATTTTATTTTAAAGTTTGGGGAGACGTAATAGAGCATAAAGACCCTACTGGAAGAAATTTGGGTTATCCAGTCGATAAATATAAAACTCTTTTGATGCCAATAAAGATTCCTAAAGTTTCAAAAGATGTATTCGATACTTTTTACGGAAAAAAATCGGTAGATATAATCGAAGGAAAATTCATACATTGGGATGTTTGTAATGTTCCTCATTATTGGAAATATGATATTTCCAAGGGAAAGGAAATGTTTGAATTATTACACATTGATTACATAGAGTAAAACCCCCTTGCGGGGGGTTACACTTCCTTCACACGGAGAGCCACAAGTCGGACTTGAACCGACGACCTACGGTTTACAAAACCGTTGCTCTATCCAGCTGAGCTATAGTGGCATTAATCGTCTTTTGGAAGTAAATCTGGATTTTCTATTTGCACATCAAACATAAGAGGATGCATTTCTTCCATTATTAGATAGTTAGACCATCTGTATAATTCTTCATCATCGTAATCTGGATGAGTTAGAGCTTCTGTTTGTACTGCAGGGTGGTCCTGTATAATCTGAGGTAATTCATCAAATGTATATGGAAGACCTTGTATAAAATACATACGTACAACTTGTCGCATATAGAAACAATATGCTTGTGATAATGTGTATTTCATAACATTCCCACTACGTTATATTTAGCGGGAAATAGGGCGAGGGAGACTTGAACTCCCACGGGATTGCTCCCAACAGATTTTAAGTCTGGTGTGTCTACCGATTCCACCACCGCCCCACAAATTACCGATATTTAATAATATCGGTTTTTAAAAGCTTTTTGCATTCATCAAGTAATTCTACTAATTCATTAACAGTGGCACATCTAAAAATAACATTTGCACCATCTTCACCATGAATGAATATCTTTTTATTATACAGGTCAACGCTGATTTTGTCAACTACCTGCTCGTTTGAGAAAATCACTTGCTTGCCAAACGGGGAAGGAAAAGATAACCAATCTCATCGCCATCATCAGCAGTGCCCCATTCATGAAATTCTTGACAGAGAGCAAGAATATCACGTTGACGGTCTTGAGCATCAAGATACTCAAATCGTGTTTCTACATATTCAAGGATGGTGTCAATAGTATCTTGCACTTCGTCACATTCAACTTCTTGAATTTGACCGTCATCACCATAATTGAGCATTTGGAGTGTCTCCTGTGTTGTATGTATGTAGTATAGCAGGGGTCTGGGTGCCTGTCAAGCCTTCTTAAGAATCTCTTATGGGACTCGGTTCCTTTAACCGCCTACATCGTTGATTGTAGTGGATTTTGGCGTATCTGTCAAGCTCGACTTTTTTTACTGATTTTTTGCCGAGATTTTTTTTGCGCCCTTTTGGTAATCAAAAGTCAATTTTGGTTTTTCTAATTTAATTTGATTGGTTTTCCTGTTATAGTTAAGGCACCAGTAACATCTATCGTTGTAGCACCGCTAGCTTTAAAACTGACCGCTCCAGTTGCTTTGATTGTAGTAGCACCCGTGATATTCATATCAAAAGGTCCATTTGCTTTTGAAATTATACCTGTAGGATTAAATGCCATAAAGTTTTGCGAAGCACCTGGAGAAGATCCTATGCCCATGCCAACTTGTTGTTTACCAAGAATAGAAGCAATACCTTTAAAAGTTTTCATGCTAACTCCATTATCAGAGTCGCCATATCCAAACCCAGGTGTAAATGCACCCACAATATCTTGTGGTTGACCAGCTTTACCAACTGCAACGTAAGATATTTTTCCACCAATTAAAGATGACTCTAAAGCAGCATCACCTAAAACATTTCCTTTGTAAGATTTTAATACTAAATCACCTTCTTTTCCACTAAATGATTTTGCATTGCCAGCGCCTGCTAATATGCCAATTAAACCAGTCTGTGTTACAATACCAATATCACCTATGTTTGAAACGGATTGTACTAAATCACCATTATCAACTTCAATTTTCATTGCAGTATCTTTAGGAGTGCTTTTTTTATTTGCAGAAATAACCAATGCTTCTAGTTGAGAAACACCCCACACAGGTGGAACAGCTGGTCCAGTTGTGTTTACTACGTTACCTTGCGCTTCAATACGCATTTTTTGTCCAGCTTGAATGTATACATTTCCACTGGTAGATATCACTTTATCACCAGATGTCCTTTCAGATACTGTTGCCATTGAAGAACCAGACTCAGTTATCTTTGCAGCGCCTGCTTTTTCATTGACCTGTGATGAAGTAGTCTGAGATACATTACAATCATTAATAAATTTTCCACCCTTTATATTAATTTCCCCACCTCCAGATGCTGGCAATTCAAATCCAAATAATCCCGCTGCAGCTTTTGCAAAAACTTCAGTGGCATCAAAACCAGATAAAATATTTACTGCTTTGGTTGCATTGATAGTGAATGTTTCTGCAGCATTCATTACAATATTTCTTCCACTGAAATGAATGTCACCATCAGCACACTCAACATCAATACCACCGTTGTTAACTAGTATAGAAAATGCGGGATATCTTTTTTCTGAAATAGATTGATCACTAGAATTACTTACTGGATTTTCTTCATCATGTTGACCAGTAGTGTTGACATTAATTGCAAAACAAGTGCCTACATTTATTCTTGTGTTTGATTGAGACTCAACTTCTATTCTTCCACAAGTCAAGTCTTCTGCTACTGGACTTGCTGCTTTAATTCTTACTGTTCCTTTTTCATCAATACCAATTACCCCACCAGCAGTCGTAATTGTTCCAAAACTACTGTCTCCATAAGGACTTTCAGATGCCCAACATAAATTACCTTTCTTAACTTCAACATCTGAATTTGGTGGTATAATAGAAACCTGACAATCTTCAAGAGGAGCATATGCTTTATTGTCACTCCAATAATCACCAGTTAGACTAACACTAGTGCCATCTACATTTTCAAATACTGTTGTAGAAAGAGGAGTAGCATTTGGATTGCCATAATTTATGTTGCTATATTGACTCATCTATTTTCTCCTATGGGCAATCAATGTATTGGCCAACAGGTGTTGGGTCAACAATTTCTTGTAACTGTTGAACATCTATTGGATCTAGGCAAGCAATATTTGCTATAGCTATAGCACCTATTCCTTGTGATGTAGGAATAATTTTAATCAATGGATTATCTGTAAATGTTTTTGTTTTATCTATAACTGTTATGCTCACCAAAACTCCATTTCTTATCACCGCTTCAGCGACTCCCAATTCTCCATCTACAAATACTGCTGGTGGTTTGTCATATCCAAACCCAGGTTTAATGATAGTAAATCCAGTAATGACGCAATCTAAACCATCGGGTGGATTGGGCGGATAACCTCTGCCTGGTCTGACTACTTTAATCTCGCTTAAATATCCAGCATCATCTAAAACAGCTACTGCAGAGGCACCATAACCTCTCCCATTACCCTGCACATAAATTTGTGGTGCTGCCAAATATTTAGTTCCAGGAGAACAAATTCCTATGCTTACAATTTGACCACTGTTTGAAATTACAGGTGGACATGCTATAGGTGGATTTGGATTGCCTGCTCCTGGTGCTGCTGGTGTTGTTGGTTGGGGAGATCCTGCTAAAGCAAATTGAGTTGCAGCACCACCATTTTGTAGTGCTGCATAAATTATCTGAGTTTGTGAAAAACTAACTGAATTGCTGAATGTAATAATTGACTGCGCTGTATTGTTTTGCACCAAGAAACTACCTGTTAAATTTCCAGTGATAACATCTGTAACAGCAAGATTAAATCCAAAGATATAAAAATTCAACATAGTACCATTAGATATACCCTGTGTTTGCAGAGACAAAGTAACTGTACCGCCTGGTTGCACAAGAGATGGTGTTGCAGTTAAAGTATAAGAAACACCAGCGGCACCAAGAGGAACAATACTATTTGGTTTAAATGATACATTAGATGTACCACCAACAACCACCGATGGATTATTATTATTTACATAATTACTTACATAATTTGACGTTGCTCCAGAAGCCAGTCCATAAATCAAATTTATATCACTAGTGAAATTTAAAATACCATACACAGAAGTGTTGTAATTACTATTTGGCACAGTAGGTGTTACTGATGCTGGATTTACATACAAATAAGCATCATCAGAAGTTTCTGATGGTGGTAGATGTCCTGCTGCCGAACAAACACAACGGAAAGCATCTCCATCGTCACTAACAGCAACAGAAGATATAGTATATGTGCTTGAAGTAGCTCCAGTAATATCAGTCCAACTTGCAGCTGCAACTGGCGCCGCTGCATCTAATTTTTGCCACTGATAACTTATAACACTACCATTAGAAGAAGACGCAACTACAGTAAATGTATGTGAGTTGCCTAAATTTTTTGTGATAGATGTTGGTTGCAAAATTATACTGAGAGTTGGATCCGTAGGTCCAGTAGTACCTGTTCCAGGTAGTCCACCTGGAGTAATAGTAGGAGGAATTGGATCTGGGATTGGCGTCCCACCAGTTATAGCAACATTAACTGGTTCGACAACAGGTTTCAACGCATCAGCACATTGAGCAACAGCAGGTGCTGGTTGTGTATCACCTGCAATAGCAGACAACAAAGCATCTAGATCATCCATTAATCCTTTTGCTTTTGTTTTTGGTCCTTCCCCACAATCTTGAATTACTTTCTTACACTCTGCAGGTAATCCAGTGCATGAGATTCCTAGAAAACTTATAATTTCAAAGATTGTGCCAAAGACTTCATTTAATGGAGCAGCAATACCTTCTAAGATATTAAGAAGAGGATTTATAATTGATGCAATTGCTTCGTTAAGTATGTTTTGTAGTGAAGATAGTAAAGAATTCACCATTGATTCTATACCACATAAAGCAGCGGACCAAAAATCTTCAACCAAACCCATCACAAAATCAGTTACAAACTTTAAAATTTTGTCATACAAACTATCTATTGTGCATCCAATTTTCCCAAGTTGGTCTTCTAAAAATTTTTGAATCTGATCCAACAACTTCTCTGGTTTTTTTGGATCGTATGGAGGTTTAGCATCTTTTGGTTTTGCTTTATCGGATATCAAACTCAATAAAGTATTGATTAAATACTGCACTCCCTGTTGAATAAGATTATATAACTTACCTTTCAACCAACTGTAACTTTGAAAAATAATTGCCATGATTTTATTCACATATCC